GACGAAAGACAAATTCGTTTCAAAAACTGAGAACGAAACGGTTTTGGGGACTAAGAACTTCCAAGATGGGATTACTTTTGGGGATGGCTCCTTACTTCCATCAAAAAGAAAATCAGCTATATCAAAAAAAATTTATTCGCCAGAAACGGATCCAGGGATGTATGCCAACGGGATGATAGAACTTGAGAGGGACGGAAATCTGGTTACTTGTACGTTTGCGTTCAAACCTGTAAACACGCATGCACACGGAGCTAAAGTAATTTGGTCGCTAGGCGAATTTGAGCCTGAAGGCACAATAAGAATGCCGACTTGCGAGGGTGGTTGCTATTTATATACTGATCCCACGGATGGAAATGCAATCAAAATCGGTAAAGGATTGACAAAAGATCAATGGGCAACCGGAACTATGAGTTGGATTGCGAAAAACAGAATCTAGGAGGAAGCATAATGAAAGTAATTTATAAAGTCTTGTATCCAATGGGATTTGAAAAGCATGAAGTTTCTGATGATTTTCCAACTTCTATTCCGTTTGTGGAAGATGTGCCGTTTTCATTCAAAAAGAAAGAAAACGAAACGGAAAATGAATTTCTGAATCGGCAACAATCCCAATTCTATAATTTTGCGGAGAGAAAATGGGAAGAAGCCGTGACTCAAGATTATTCGAAGAGGCTAAAATTATTGGAAACTTTAACAGAGACTGTTCAGAAAGAAAACGAAGAGCTTAAGAAGACGGCTGAAGAACAGGCGATTCAAACGACGGATACGCAACTAGCAATAGCTGAAGTTTATGAAATGTTGGTTCCTGCAAGCAAGGAGGCTAATTAAATGGTAAATATTTACGTCAATTTGATTCAGAAAGGTCTGAGAACTATTGAAGAAGTACCTAAAACAATCAGAAAAGAAGTGCAAGCAATCTTGGACGCAGAAATTGCGGATTAGGATTGCTTTTTGTTTACTCAGAAAAGAGGTGAATACAATGGCAGTAGTCTACGCGACGTTGATTATCAAAGGTAAGAAGACGATCGAACAAGTACCTGGTCTGATCCGCGAACAAGTGAGAGAAATCTTACTGGATATGGATTTACCAGAATTAGCAGAGTAGCACACTTTCGAGTGTGCTTTTTATTTTGATTGGAAGGTGGAAAGGCATGTGTTGAACATTGAATTAGTTACAAGGTGGATTGAATGGCTAACGGTAATCGGCGTGGCTGTGCTAACAGTTATTCGACCCATTATGAATAGCTTCAACAAGATAAGTGAGAACTTGACCAAAATGACTCACAGCTTAGATTTATTGAACCGTGATTTACAAGCAAGCAAAGAAGATCGAACAAGTATCCATGACGAATTACAACGACACGATGAACGGTTGGATTCTCATAACGATCGTTTGATTGAACACACACAACAGATTAAAACCCTATACAAAGAAAGGAATAATTAAAATGAAAATCAATTGGAAATTAAGAATCAAATCGAAAGCATTTTGGGTGGGCGTTGTCCCACTAGTCATTCTATTAGTTCAGGCGGTCGCTGCTGCATTCGGCTATACATTAGACCTTTCTTCTTATGGAGATAAGGCATTAGCTGTAATCAACGCGCTGTTCGCTTTATTGGCTTTCTTAGGAATTACTGCCGACCCTACAACGCATGGGTTATCTGATAGCGAACAGGCATTGACCTATTCGAAACCGAAGAAGGAGGAGGACGAATAACATGGTATTAAATGTAGTAGACGTGGCTTCACATCAAACAGTTCAACAAGCAATCACTGCTGGGGCAGATGCTTGTATTGTTAAAGCTACACAGGGAACAGGGTATATTAATCCTAAGTGTGATGCTCAGTATCAATTAGCAAAACAGCATGGATTATTACTCGGGGTATATCATTACGCCGGAGGTGGAAGTCCCATTTCAGAAGCCGATTATTTTCTAGCAAATATTAAAGGATATATTGGTGAAGCCATTTTGATTTTAGACTGGGAAGAATATCAAAACGCATCTTACAATAATACGAATTGGGCACGTCAATTCGTCAATCGCGTACATGAAAAAACAGGTGTCTGGTGTGTGCTTTACGGCAATCGTCAAGATATTGATCGTTGCTTAAACCTAGTGAATGATTGTGCTTTATGGTTTGCAGGTTATCCGACAAACACTCAACGGGATTGGAACGCTCCAGAATTTATCTATAATATTTCACCGTGGAAAAGTATGATTGGTTGGCAGTATAGTGCTGCTGACGTAGATCGTAGTAAGTTCTATATTACTAAAGAACAATGGAATAAGTACGCAAATCCTTCTCAAACAAATAAACCTAGTCCAGCGCCACAACCAGCTAAGCCAAACAAAACAGTTGATCCAACAACCGCAGGGCAACACTTCCCGATTATGCAAGATCCTAAATTCCCGCAAAACAAAGCTCATCTGGATCGTTTTGGTCCAGTAGGTAATAAATTAGTAGTGGAAGGTTGGCATACAACTGCTTCAAAGCATGAGTTTATTATCGTTATGGATCGAGTAAAAAATAAGGAGCTTGCCAGAAAAGAAGTCAAACCAATTGCCCGTCCAGATGTTAAAAAAGCATTTGGATTATCTTATGACCAGGTTGGATTTAAAACAGAATTTGATTTAGCGCAATTCAAGGGCCATTCTGTAATCGTTCTACTTCGTGCAACAAATGATCCAAAGGGGAATACAGCGGGAGGCTTCCAAGACTTCACAGAGACTCGTTGGTATCACGATATTAAGTGACATTAAAAAAGAGTTTAGGCGAGAATGCGCTTGCAAGATATTAACAAAAGAGCTATTATGAATGTGTAAGTTTTGCCAGAACTTACTTCTTTTTCATAACTAAGTTTCATCTTGATCGGCAACCAGTCGTGTGCGGGCTGGTTGTTTCTTTCTGTAGTGTATCACTTTGTCATGAGTGTATCATTTGCAAAGAAAACGGGTTATGGGTAAGTTTATTGTAATGGGAAGTCACTCGCCCATAAAAAAGGGAACGTCAGATACAGTTACTTGGGGAAGTGGACTGTGGGGAAATCTGACGTTCCGTCTTTTTATATTGTAACATGAAGAAAAAATAATCATAGTTCTTTTAAAAGTATCCCTAGTTCAATTGGTAGAATACTCCGGTTCATATCGGAAGATGCGGGTTCGAGGCCTGCGGGGTACATACATTCTAATTTAAATATAATGTTTGTTGCAAAACATTTACTATAGGTAAATTCACTGATAAGATGTTAAATAGAAGGAGGGGTTAGTATGGATGAAAACCAAGAAGTTGTATTTGATAACATTAATGTCTTAGCTAAATTTGTATGTGACAACTCTATTAGAAAAATGACTCCGTTACGACTTCAAAAGACATTATATTTTTTATTCGCATTTTACGGGGCAACATATGGACTATTAAATAATGAAAATGTTGAAGAAAAACATTTTGAAGGTAGTGCTGATTATCCCAAACATCTATTTAAAGAAAATTTTGAGGCATGGCAGTACGGTCCAGTCATAAGAGAAATTTACAAAAATAATAAATATCATCAGGATGTTATTGAATCTTCTGAAATATGGCAACCTGCGAATGACCAAGAAGATTCTATAAAAGAGCTTTTGATACAAGTTATCCATCAGACAGATGAAATGGGTGATTTCACATTGGTTGAGCGAACACATGAAGACTTGGAATGGAAAAGGGCGTTCGATGATGGTCAAGGAGAGATGAATAAAGAATCCATTATAGAGGAATATAAACTTGAAGTCTTTTAATTTTGACATTCAAAATAAAAAGAATATAAAGACAAGAGAAAAGCAAATACAAGAAAAGTTAGAAGTTCTTTCAACTATTAATATCAAATCAAAATTAAAAAACGGTGGAGAAATTTTTCTTACTAGACCAGAAAAAAGAGCGGTAATTACTATCTCCTCGCTTTTTCTAGAATCTAAAACAAACTTTCCTTTAAAATTTACAAATTTTGTAGATAAAGAAAATGTTAGTGAATCAACTAAAAAAACGTTGAATGAGATTGTTAATAATATTGAGTATGTTTGCGATAATACTGAGTCGGTTGCATTTAATAAGTTTAATGTTAAGAGGCTACGGGATGTATTAAAACTATACGGTCATAAAGAGTTATTAAGCGAGGATAACAATACTATCTTTAAGGTAGATGGTGTTCCATACTATGAAAGAGAAAAAAAGCAAAACCCATTTCGGATATATTTAAAAATTGATGAAAGCGATGAGGAGATTACTACTTATATTTTGATGTTTTGCGATGTATATCATCTTTGTTTAGTTACCGGGCATGGCGGTTTAACTGCAGACCAAATGTTAGAAAGGACGTTTCTCGGGCATGCTTATTCTTGCAAGGATCATATTAGATCACTATTAGATTAAAAGGCCTCTAGCTCACGCTAAGGTCTTCTTTTCTATTGCGCATGTAAGCGTTACATTGTATAATAGCATCAATCCAAGAAAATCTTTATTTTCTGCAAGGAGC